CTTTGTGTGCTTGTTAGCCCCTGTGTACTTGCGCCATCTCCAGTTGAAGATAGGCGAGCAGATCCGTCCATCGTAAATGAGGTAACTAATACGCTTGTCTGCTTTTGACTTGGACAAGGTACGAAGCTGATCAGCAAGATCTCCCATGATGTCTGGCTTTCCGCCTTTGAATAAATCTTTGTCCACATCAATGGCGCGAACCCAACCCTGCTCATCAGGATTATGATCTGACTTGCGAGCAGCGTGTCGGGTATCACCGATCCAACCATCCGATGCGCGGTCACGATCTGGGAACGAGTCATCGATCTGTTCCCTTAACTGTGATGCAGCTCTAGATAACTTAGGCTTCATCCGTAACCATTGGTGTGGATTGTTCCGCTTGTCTGCGGTCATATTCTGATTTCAGCATTGAGGTATATTCCCCATTGCCTCTGTCAATAATGGCGTAAGTTTGTGTTGTTCCGTTAGGTAATGCAATATCTAAAAATTGAACATTGTCCATTATAGTTCTGCTCCAATTGCTATATAACCTGCACTACCATTATTAGCCCCGTAATAAACTCGATATTGAGTTAATCCACTTGCGCCAGTGGCAAGTACCGCTGCTGTGTGATTTTCTGCTGATGACCAACCTACTAAACTTGTTATTGTGTAACCATTTACAAAATCATATAATCTAAAGTTGGAATAATCTACAGTTGTTTGTGTAGTTCTCAACGGCACAGCCAAATCTCTAATGAGGGCAGCTGCTGTTGTTGAATAGGCATTGCCAAAAAATCCAGTTAATCCATCGGTATCAAAATCAAATCTTTGATAATACCTCTGACAGGCGGCTAATTCTCCTTGGAGTGTTCCTGTTGCAGTCTGAAAAGCGGTAGCAGTAGATCCTGCTTCAATTTGGACTCTGTCAATTTCTGCAAAATCTGCTGCTCCAGCAGTACCAGACGGCACATAAGAAAAGCGAACGCCCATACTTAAGACAGTTGAGGCGATAGCCGCTGAAGTTGTAAATGAGAAGCGTTGCCAAGATGTAGTCAATACCGCATTAAGAGAACCTACGGAAGTGCCTAGTCCTGTGATGCTTGTATCAGCCGAAGTACCTGTCAATAAAATAGCAGTTAAAAAACTATTTGTAGTGTCTGAAAAGTTAGCACCTTTGCGAGCATAAAACGAGACTGTCACAAATTGACCTTGTAAAGGTTCAACATTTGCAGTTTCATTTGCATAGCCAAAAAAGATTGTTTGTGTAGATGTATTGCCTGAGTCGCGTTGAACTCGGCAGACATACTGCGATCCATCATTGTCTGATGTTTGGCGTGAGATTGTTAAACCTGTTGCCAACGCATTACGCCAACCCACCCAACGATCAGCGGTATAAGGTTGAGCAGCACCTACGGCTATGCTTGTGCCTCGCTGCCATACCTGAAATGCTCCGTTGATAACTGTATTTTTACCCGCTGCAAAATTGCCTTGATAGCGAAGTCCTGTTGAAGTGGAACTATCTGCTACAAGTGTCTCGCCATTGTTGCCCACGGCAAGGCGGGCTGGTGTGTCGTTTGCACTAGCTGCAATTAGATCGCCCTTAGCATCGACGATTGCGTTCTGGATTGCGTTGCTGTCATCCTGTGCAACCCATGAGAAATCCATGTCTGTTCCAGATGCCTTAGCAAGGACTTGACCAGTAGTGCCACCCTTAAGATCTAACAGGGAAGCATCAATAGCATCGCCTAGACCCTCGATGGCAGTTGCGCCATCCTTGACTAGGTCGGTACTGGTCGGTACAGGCCAGCCGAAGTTAGGTGTTGTGGTTGCCATTAGGTTAGAGCTCCGATCGCTTTAGTCCACTGTAGTGTACCATTTACGCCACTCCAAATGGTGTTAGTTGGAATTACTGTTGCCCATGTCGGGGCTATAAGAGAGAAGTCTGTAGGCGAGACATAGATAGTCGCATCCACAAAAGTTGGTGTGGCTCTCATAGAGATGCCCTCTACAAAGCCTGAGAAGTACCCCTCGAACATGTTAAAGGGTAAGTTAGTAATTACTACTGGCTCGCCAAAGAATAGGTTAATTAGGTCATCTCTAAGGGCATTAGGCATCAAAGGATTGTCAAGTCTGAAAGTAATCTGGTCGAGCTGTGTTCTAGGCACTGAGCGCAGGGCTAGATCGCGCTCGATGATGTCCTCAATATCTGCCAAAAAGCGAATGTTAGAATCGAATGTTCTTTGGTAGCGACCATAGGCAGTAATAGAAGCATCGTCTGTGGCTGAGTATGTGCTGCCGTAGTCATTGCCATAACGCACGATCTCGCTGTTACGGATCTTGCCAATCTGAAGAATTGACTTCACGCTGGCAGGGGAAGCATAGTTGCCATCTAACTGGGTTGAGCCATTAGCTGCTAAGTAGTTGCTTCTATGATCCGCATCGGCATATGAGATGCGACCCTGCTTGTCCTCGTAGAGCGTTCCGAGTGCGCTGTCTGCTATCTGCTGAACTAAAGTCTGTGTGTTGCGATCTGCTGCACTAAGGTTGTCCATCTGATACAGACCAGCATCGATCTCACCCAATCCAACATTCTCAGCATTAGCCCATGTAGTAGTCGGATCGTAATTGACCCATTGAAGGGCAGGTGCTACTTCAATCCATTCATTGACTAGCAGTTCCTCTAAGATAATAGCGATCTGTTCGCCATCTAGATTGTGTGCCACAGAATCTGTGTAGATCGCCTTAGGAAGTTTAGCCAGAGCACCGACTGCAAGTATCGTTCCAAGAGTTACATACCCTGATTCCTCTGGACTTCTGACTGAGGTTGAAAAGTCTGAGACTGTGCCACCAAATACAGGCACATAAGTGCCACCGCTATCTTTAAGCTCTAAGGTCAGGGAATCTGTAACATCGATGTCAAAGAGAGCATTAGTTGAATTGATGATGTCCATGCGAGCATAACCTGCTTGGCATTGGCGATCGATGTCGATGCGCCCTGTAGTAAGATTAACGCCAGTTACATTTGTATAAACATTCGTCCCTACAGTAATGCGCCATTCTGGAAGCCATGTCATAGAGCTAGAAGTCCTGTTGCACTCGTACCTCGCTGGTAAGACTGGCGTATAACATCTTCAACAGCACGAGAGATGGCTTCTGGATCACCAATGCCAGCCTGAATTGTAATGTTATAAGCATTAGCAGCCTGTGCTGCATAGCGTGAACCGCTAACCGCACCTGATACACCTGCTCCACCTGCTAGACCCTGCAATAATGATGAGCGAGCAATGCTTTCTAGATCAATGGTAGAAGCCATCTGACTTGCAGCCGATGCGTTCTCCATGTCTAGCAAGTCTGCAAAAGCATTAGCACGAGCTGTGGCTGCTTCTGCATATTCAAGGATAGCCTCAATAGATCCGCCCACAGTGGAAATAGGCGCAATATAATCTCCTGCTGGAATGCCAGAGCCTAGAGATGCGCTTGTAGGAATCTTATTCTTAGATAGAAGATCAATCTGAGCCAACAGGCGCAGAGCTTCTTCAAGGTTACTAATGTTTATAAGATCTTTGGGCTTCAAGCTGTCAAGGATTGATTTAATGTCCTGAAGCTTTATATTCTGCATACCCAATGCGCCAAGCACCTTGAGATCTGCATTAAGTTTAGCCGTTGCAGCAACAATGGCTGCTTCATCTTTAGCAGCAATAGCATCTTCTAAAGCAAGGATAGAACGCTTAACATTGAGGCGAGCAGTATCATTAGCAATTTGTAAAACCTGAGATGCAGTAGTTGCTTTACCTAATGCCTCAGCTTGATTGGTAAGAGCTGCTGCAATTTGGATCTTGTCGAGGTCAAAAACATCACTGCCCTTGCCAAGAGCTAATTGAGCTTTATCAATCGCTGCTGCAAGTTTTTTATCTTTAAGAATCTTTGCTTGATTAGTCGCTTGATTTTGTGTCAGTTTAGCCAATGCTGCTGCTGCTTTTTTGGCTGCTGCATCTGCTCGTTGAGTATCCTGTGAGGACACAGTCATCGATACATTGCCCATGCCCATAAAAGCATTAGGATCTCTGAATTTCCATGAAAGGTTATCTAAATCAAAGATTTGTTTGGTGATGGCGATAAACTCGCCACCCTCACGAATAAAATTAGCCATTGCTTCAGAAGCGTTATTGATTTTGGTTATGAGTTCATCTGTTGATGTCGAATTAGATGCAGTCTTTAATGCATCAACCAGACCTTTACCAATAGTTTCTTTAGCGTTATTTCCAGCAATGGTTAATTTAGCAAGTGAACCTGCATAAGTATCTGCTGCTGCTGTTGCTTGACCTGCGAACAATTCTGATAAACGGATCTGGATTTCCTCAAATGATGAGGTTGAAAGTTCAGCCTTGCTAAGTCCTACACCTAAACGACCCAATGCTTGAGTCTGCCCCAAATATGCCTTTTGCAAGCTCTGAGAAACTTGGGTGACTGACTTGCCAGTTCCTGCTGCGATATCAAGTGCAAGTCCTAGCAATTCTTGAGACTTGGTTACATCACCTGTTGCACGAAGCAATCGATCCATTGCCGGACGAAGTTCATCATCAAGTACACCTGTCTGCATTTCAAGGCGATTAATAAAACCATTGACTGTGCCAATGTTTGAGCCGTAAGCAAGGTTTAGATTTTTAAGAGTTTGACCAAGTGCCGTTGCAGCTTTGTCATCTTCTACAAATGCTTTGACAGATGCTTTACCAAAAGCAAGTATTTGTTTAGCTCCAAATGCTAAAAGCAATCCACCTGCTAATTTCTTAACACTTTTACCCAGCTTGTCGGTTGCTGTTTCGGCTTCCTTGAAACCTTTTTTGCCAGTAAATTCGGCAGCAATATCAATCTTTACATCTGCTGCCATTATCTCACCCGTGTCCTTTTCTCAAATTCGATTTTAGACTTTTCAATCGCTTTAATAACTGCTGCATTAGCTTTGCCCTGATCCTCAGCCCAAGCACGAAAGATTGCGCGACCTTTCATCTTACGAGAAGCGCGACCTGATTGACCTGTTTGTCTTTGATAAGCATTGACAATAGGTGAAGTACGGCTCATGGCATCAATGAACTGCTGACCAGCGTTAGGGTTATTGCTGACAGACTCACCCTTAGATCCTGATCGGATTGTCTTTCCAAAATTAGAGTGATTAGGTGCTACGACTTGAACCAATGGAGCTTGAGGTCTGCCCTGTGGATTTAATCGACCAGCAGTCTCATAGATAGAACCAGATGGTGAAGCATTAACGATGCGAGCAAGTGCGCGAAAACCTGAACGATTAGGCTTTGATGGTGAAGTTTTATAACCAACCCCACGCTTAGCCTCAGATGATGACCACGCTCGATTGCCCCATGTGCCATTGCCACTTTTAGCCCATCCGCTTAGAGGCGCACTAGATGGAATAAACCCGCGAGCCTTCACAGTAATCGGCTTAAGGATTGCTGCAATTTCTTTCTGGGTTTCTTTAGCAAGATCAG